GTAACAGCGCAAGCCCCGCAGATTTTGATGACATAGGTTCACTGTATTTCAGCGGCAATGATAGCGGGGGCAACAAACAAGAGTACGCCTACATTCGTGGCGACATGTTTGATGTGACAAATGGCACTGAAGATGGCGCGACTAGATTTTTCACAACAGTCAACGGCAGTGCTATGGAGCATATGCAGCACTCCTTTGGCACGACGACTGTATACGGACGCCTTTATTTAACTGGCGGTGGTATTCATTCTAATCCGCATTTACGGTTTGAAGGCAGCACCGGCAATGATTTTGAAACTGATTTACAGGCAACAGACCCAACCGCCGACCGCACAATTACGCTGCCTGACGCCACCGGCACAGTGCAACTTACGGATGGTAGCGGCGCAAGCCTTACGTCTCTGAATGCTTCGCAGTTGAGTAGTGGTACAGTTCCCAACGCCAGACTCGACGCACAACTACAAGACGTAGCTGGCCTCGCTGTCACGAATGGTGGCTTCATAGTTGGTGATGGCTCGAACTTTGTATTGGAGACTGGAGCCACGGCACGGACATCTCTCGGACTAGGCACCGCCGCTGTTGCGGCTACAGGTATCAGCAACGGCAATGTAGCTGTGTTTACATCTGGCGCTGCTGACAACGACTTCTTACGGATTGACGGCACATCTATTGAGGGCAGATCCGCATCGGAAGTTTTATCTGATATTGGTGCAACAACCGCCGCAGCGGCAGCAGACGAAGCCACGGCATTAGCCATTGCGCTTGGGTAGTAAGGAGTAGTAGATGGCTAATACCTTTAAAGTAAAAACGAACGCGGCCATGCCAGCTAGTGCTGGTACGCCGCTGACCCTGTATACGGTGCCGTCGAGTACGACCAGCATCGTTTTGGGCTTGATGCTGTGTAACGTACACACAAGTCAGGTGACCGCCGACGTACAGCTTGTGTCCGACACATCTGACACGGAGACCAACGAGACGGTTCTGCTGGTCAAGGACATTCCGATTCCGGCGGGATCTTCGGTAGAACTGTTGGCTGGTAACAAGGTTGTTTTGCAAACCACGGACGTACTGAAAGTGGATTGTAGTGTCGCCGCCAAGATCGACGCGACCTTGAGTATTATGGAGATCACCTGATGCCGTTTATTGGCAACCCTGTTGTATCGCAGTTCCAGGCGCGTACTGCCACGCAAGAGTTTAACGGCAACGGCTCGACCACGACCTTTACCCTGAACCAAGCGGTGACGAAGGAAGACATCATAGTGTCTGTCGATGGCGTCGTGCAGGAAAGTGACGATGCGTTTACTGTGCCAGACGGCACAACTCTCACGTTCACAGCAGCACCGTCTAGCGGCACCGGCAACATCTTCGTGATCTACATGGGTGTAGCAGCATCGTCTGTAACGCCGCCGGATCAGAACAAGGGGACATTCAAGGGTGGAGGAATATTCCGTACCAACGCACAGAGTTTGACTTCTGACATAACAATTCTTGCAAGTGAGAACGCAAACGTGACAGGCCCGTTCACTGTAGCCAGTGGCGTGACCCTAACCGTTGAAAGCGGCGGGACATTGGTGACGCTATGAGTACGTTGAAGGCAGATACCATTCAGAGTACAGGCGGCGGTGCGGCTACGCTGACGAAGCAACACGCTGCGAAGGCGTATGCAAATATTACTACTGCCAGCACTATAGGGATAAACGGCAGCTTTAATATATCAGGAGTGGTAGATAATGCTGCGGCTCAAACAACATATTCATTTACCAGTTCTTTTACGAACAACGATTACTCTGCATTAGGAACGTCTGGAGATAATGGGCTTATAGCAAACTTCCCGCAGACTGACCACGCACCGGCAACCGGGTCTATTCGAGGAATCACAGTCACTGACGCCAGCACTACTGCGGACCCCGCTTCGCAAGTAAATTCTGCTATGTTGGGAGACCTCGCATGAGTACCATCCTTGTAAACACGCTAACTGGTACTACCACTGCTGGTTCTATTGCAGTCACGGGCGAAGGCAACTCCACGACTACAAACTTGCAGCAAGGACTGGCGAAGGCATGGGTAAATTTTGATGGTACAGGAACTATTGCTTCTCGTGACTCGTTAAATGTCAGTGGACTGACAGATAATGCAACGGGGCATTATACTGTAACTGTTTCTTCAGCAATGGCGAACAATGACTTTGCTGTAACTACAACAGGGTTTACGGAAATTGCCGCCGGTAGGGTAGGCTTGTTTGCGGGTTTAAGAACAAACAATTTAAGTGCAGATACCCCATCAATTTACTTTACCACTACGAGTATTCAGATGGGAAGTGGGTACGCATCGTCTGGTGCCAGCAATGGCGCGCTTAGTGATAGTGATACTTTATGTGCTGACATTAAGGGAGACCTTGCATAATGCCTAGCTTCGGCACGCTCAAAGCAGATACCCTGACGCACTCGACTGCGGGTTCGCTGGCTACGAATTATGTTGTAGAGGGTAGTGCAAAAGTTTGGATTAACTTCAACGGCACAGGCACGATAGCAACTCGTGACTCTTTTAATGTAACGTCAATAACAGATGGCGGCACAGGACTTTACACTGTTACATACACTAATTCTTTGGGGAATGTTAATTATTCAACTACAGGCGCAGCCGGTGAAAATGATGACAGTGGGGGTAACCGCAGTCTTGGCTTGAGAGCAAGGGCTGTTGGTTCACAAAATCTCCGTGGTTTTAGGGACGGTGTTTCTGCTGATGACATGGCTGAAATGTGTATACAAATCACAGGAGACCTCGCATGACAGTGACCCCAGAGTTTCAAGGCACACATCTATGGGACAGGCTCTGCTGGGCCAAAGAGAACCTTGATGGTGTGCAGTCAGACTATCGGGTTGTCTATGAGGACAGCATTGATGAATGTGCAAAGATACTGGTTCCTGACCCTAACTGGATGGCGTGTGCCTTGCAGGGTGGGATATTGCCGCCGGTGTGGGTATACTGGGAGTTAGCGAAGGACGAGGCGCAACCTGACTTTGAGAAACACACACGCGGCTACTTGCTGCATAATACAGAACCGATGGGGCCGATGACCGAAGAAGAGGCTATCGAATACCTCATCCAGAAGGACGTACCACAGTCTGTATGGCAGTCGTGGGACGAGGGCAACCGCCCGAAGATGGTGATCTGTCGGAAGCAGCAGCTTCCGGCGACACGCGAGTGGAGAAACGCATGGCGTATCTCTGATGAACTGGCAGCTTAAAGGAGCATGAAATGCCGACAACATACATCGTAGATAAGGACGGGAACCAGATCGAGGCTTCCAAGGCTACCGTTCCTTCCGACCGTCACTTTCGCGGTGCATGGTCTTTAAGCGGGAGCGTCATTAGTGAGGACATGGCAAAAGCCAAAGAGATCTTCAAGGGCAAGATCCGTGAAGTACGACAGCCCCTGCTGGAGGCAGAGGACGTAGCTTACATGAAAGCCCTAGAGGCTGACGATGCATCTGCCAAAACTGCGTCCGTAAACAAGAAGAAGGCACTGCGTGATGCACCGGCGGCATCTGCAATCACCAACGCAGACACGATTGCAAAGCTGAAGGCAGCTTGGGATACATCTGTGCTAGGTGATTCGCCTTACGCATAGGAGTAAGAGATGGCGCTGACCAACCTCACAAAAGGTACGGTTGTCGGGTCGGAGGGCGGCTCGGCAACCACTAACCTTGCTCAAGGTTTGGCGAAGGCGTGGATTCGTTATGATGGCACCAGCCCCGGAAGTGGAGCAGACAGTCTCAACATAGCTTCAATCACTGACAGTGGTACGGGGGACCAGCGTCCTGTCATGACAAATGCAATGGCGAGTGAAAACTATGCTCCTGTTAGCACCTCTGCACAGTACCATGAACTGTTGGGCAATGCCGGTGGCTCTACAGGAACAACCACTACCACTTTTAAAATTGAAACAAGAAACAGCAGCAATGATGCAGCGGATACGGGAAGAGTAGCCTGTGCAGTCTTGGGAGACCTCGCATAATGCCTTACATAGGTAAATCTCCAGAGTTCGGTGTTCGCAACCGCTTCGTGTATCAAGCGACGGCGGGGCAGACGAGCTTTAGTGGGTCAGACTCCGACTCGTTAGTGCTGACATATTCCGACAGCCTGTATATGGATGTGTACCAGAACGGTGTGTTGCTAAAGCCCGGCACCGACTACACAGCTACGACCGGAACGACGGTTGTGTTAGTTACAGCGGCGTCCCTGAATGATGTTGTCGAGATGGTGGTTTACGATGCGTTCTCCGTCGCTGACAGCTACACCAAGTCTGAAGCCGATACGCGATACCCCTTCAAGGGCAACAACTCTATTATCCGCCTGAACGGTCAGACGATCAGCGCGGATATTACGATTGACAGCGACGAGAACGGTGTGTCGGCAGGGCCGATTACGCAGGACAATGCCACCGTCACTGTTAATGGGTATTGGAGCATCGTATGACCAGCGTATTGAATGTAGACACGATTGCGGCAAAGGACGGCACATCTAACGTCGAACTTACCAAGCAGATTGCGGCAAAGGCTTTTTATTTGTTTGACGCAACGCAGTCGTCTCTTTCCAGTACCGACAGTCTTAATGTCAGTTCTTACAAAGATGTTTCAACAGGAAGACATACCCCTCAGTGGACAAACACAATGGCGAATGTCGGTTATTCGCACATGACTAACGCTTCTAATTTAACTGCGCTTATTGGCGGCGGTGAGCATCTCACAACTGAAAGTGAGAGGTTCACCATGAATGACAGCGGCTCATATCAAGACAGAACTGTTAGTTGCGGTGTAACGCACGGAGACCTCGCATAATGGCAAGTGTACTCAAAGTCGATACGATTACCGGGGTAACTACGGCTGGGTCTATTGCGGTTACCGGCGAGGGCAACTCGACCACGACGAATTTGCAACAGGGTCTGTGTAAAGTATTTGTTGTTTATGGAGAAGACACAGTTATTGATGCTGGTAGTTTTAATATAGCGTCTCTTACTGACTCAGGTACAGGAAATACAACACACAATTTTACAAATAATTTTGCAGGTTCAGAAAATTACACTGTTGCTATTTCTTCTATTCCCGGCACTGATGTAGCAGAAAGACCTAGATTGTCAAATGTAAGTACCAGTTTTACTAATACCGTAAATGAAGAAGTTGACACTAGCACTGATAGAGACGCCGACCAATTTCATTATTCGGCGCATGGAGACCTCGCATAATGGCTAGTGAACTGAGAGTAAACACCCTGAAGGATGCCAGCGGGAACAACAGCATTGCCACTAGCTTTGTTGCAGGGGGTAGTGCGAAGGTTTGGGTACATTTTACTGGTGTATCAAGCACAGCCATACGCGATAGTTTAAATACCAGTTCTTTAACGGATTTAACAACAGGCAGCACTAGAGCAACTTTTACAAGTGCGATGGGCAACAACGATTACTCGGCAACAGGCTATACTAATTTTGATGCCACAACTGGTGAGGGTGCGTTTGATGCCGACATAAGTGGTAGAGGATTTGGTCTGGTGGGCCGCGCTACGACAACAATTCAACACTATTCTTATACCATTGATTCTGCCGTGAACGACATTCAAGTCATTGGAGACCTCGCATGAGTAAGGCAGCAGATCTCGCCGCACTGATTGGTTCGCAGTCGCCGCAATCACATAGGAACATTCTTATCAACGGAGCCATGCAAATTGCCCAGCGTGGAACGTCGGGGACGTTTGCACACGACGGCACAACTGATGGCTATCTTTCTGTCGATAGATATACTATGGCTCTTGGCGGAACTCACGAACAGCTTGATGGCACTATGGCGCAAGTTGCTGACCACCCGTTAAGTGCAAATGGAAAATCATTGAAATGGACAACAGGTACAGCAGAAAGTTCTTATGACGCAGACGAGTACGCATATGTTACCCAAATAATTGAAGCGCAGCATTTACAGCATATTAATAATGGGAACTCTAATGCTGTTCCACTCACATTATCTTTTTATGTAAAGTCATCCGTAACTGGAACATTTGCTGTTGGCTTCTACAAAGAAGATACGACTGCCAGAATATTTAATAAAACTTACGCCATCAGTTCAGCAAACACATGGGAAAAAAAGACCCTCACATTTGCAGGTGACACTGGTGGTGGGGGAATCGTCAACGACAATGGTAGGGGGTTCTATCTAGTTTGGCATATAGCTGCTGGCTCAAACGTAGTAGGCGGTGGCTCCACTTCTGGTTGGCAAAATTATGGTGGTTTATCTGACTGGGCAGATGGACAAGCAACAAATGCTGTTGCAACGACTGCTAGTGCAACATGGCAAATTACAAATTGCCAGCTTGAAATCGGCGAAACTGCCACGCCGTTTGAGCATCGTTCGTTTGCAGATGAGTTGCACAGGTGCCAACGCTATTATGCCGTTAGAGAAAATGCCACTGGGGGGACAATTTATTATGGCAATACATTACAGGCATACGGCACAAGTTCTATTTACGGCGTGATTGCAGATTATCCAGTCACTATGCGGGCTACCCCAACGGTTTCTCAGTCTGGCACTTTTGGTGCTTACACAGCAACTTCGGGTAATAATAGTATGAATAGTACAATAGGCAATTTATCCGCTACCAGCCATGCTTGGCGTACAGGCGGCTGGAGTGGCACTAGCAACTTAACTGCTGGTCATGCTTCTGTGCTGTTTGCCAATAACGGCGCTAAGTTAATGGCGGATGCAGAACTATGAAAATTACAAACGCAAAGTACATGAAAGACATCGCTACAAACGAAACGGCGGGCATCGCAGCGACGATTGACGGTACAGATGTGACTGTGCCTCTGGACCCAGCCAATCGCCATTATGCCGAAATCCAACGGCAGGTTAAGGCTGGTACGCTGACGATTGCGGATGCTGACTGATGTTCGCCGTCGGCACCTTTGCAGAAGAGTCCTTCGCGCATGCGGGGGTTGTTGCCGGCGGAGCCTCAACACTTTCCTCTAACTTCGTACAAACAGGCGATGCGGTTTTTATAGCATCGGGTGCCTCTGAAATGATCGGCACCGCAAGCGCGGTGAACGTGGGCGTTGGCATTCTTGTCGGAACTTCGACTGTAAGCTCTGCGTTTACAGAGACTGCTGCCGGTGTCGGCATCTTCAGTGGCGAGTCAACACAGCAGGCCAACTTTACCAAGACATCGGCGGCGGTGCGGGTGCTTTCTGCAACAGCTACGCAGAGTGCAAACTTTACACAAACGGCAAGTGCCATCGGCATCTTGTCTGGTGTATCCAGCCAGTCGGCAACATTTACCAAGACAGCCACACCAAATGCTATATTTGTAGAATCAGCTACGCTGTCATCTGCGTTTACGCAAACAGGTAATGCCGTCGGCATCTTTGTAGACTCAGCCACTTTATCGGCGTTGTTCGAGCAGACAGGTGTTGGCGCTCGAATTCAACACGCCACGGCTTCGATGGAAGGCACGTCATCTGCTCTGTCCGTTGGCGTAGGTATTCTTGTCGGCGCCTCTACAGTGTCTTCGATATTCACGCAGACAGCAGTGCCGATAGCGATTAATTCTGGGATATCAACGCAAGTTTTCAGTGCTACGCAAACAGGTGCTGGCACTCGGATACAGACAGCAGACGCAGATCTGTCATCTATTTTCGAGCAGACCAGCGTTGGCACCCGCATTCAGGTAGGGCTATCGCAGCAAGAGTTTGGTTTCTTGCAAGAAGCCGCTGGCAACCTGACTGCAAGTGGGGCTTCAGATATTGCGTTCTTGGTGGTACAATCCACGCAAGGGGACATTAAGTTTGTTCCTGTTGACGCAGGACAATCCCCCGAAACGTGGTCTGCGATCACGCACAGCGGTGACACTTGGACAGATGTCAGTGCATCGGGTACAAGTGAATCCTGGACAAACATCACGCACAGCGGTGACACTTGGACAGATATAAATGCGGGCACTAACGCAGAAACGTGGACAGAAACGGTGAACTAAATGGCTTCTACATACACAGCTAACTTAGGTGTTGAAAAACCTGGTTCCGGTGAACAGGCGGGCACTTGGGGTACAACTACAAACACAAACTTTGATATCATTGATCGTGCAATCAATGGTGTTTTATCTCTGTCCCTGACTGGAACCACAACAACTTTAACCACAACTGATGGGGCACTTTCTGACGGCGGCTACAAGGTTCTTGTTCTCGGCGGGTCACCTTCTGGGACGAACACAATTACGATTGATCCAAATGATCAAGACAAGTTGTATCTGGTAAAGAACGGGTCAGGAGAAACGGCGACCTTCACACAAGGTTCTGGTGGCAACGTATCTATTCTCGACGGCGAGACGGCATGGATTTTTGCCGACGGCGCAGGTAGCGGCGCACAGGTGCAAAAGGCCAGCTTCATACCAGAACTTGCGGATGATACAACCCCGCAACTTGGCGGAAACCTAGACACGAATAGTCACAATGTTCTTATTGATGATGCCCATTTCATTGGCGATGAAAATGGAAATGAGCAAATTATTTTTCAAACCACATCATCTGCTGTAAATCAAATTGATGTCACTAATGCCGCGACGGGCAACGCTCCGCAAGTGTCGGCTACTGGGGATGACTCCAACATCAATCTAAAGCTGGCCGCAAAAGGAACGGGCAAGTTAGAGCTTGCCTCTGATCTTCAGGTCAACGGCACCACGAACAACTGGACAATCGAAGTGGATTCAGACGACCACCTGTTGTTTAAATACAACGGCACTGCTGTTTTTGCACTTCAGGACAACGGTGCGGTTATTGCCAAGGACGATATCACGGCGTTTGGTACGCCGACATAAGGAGGGTTAGATGGGCGTAGGTGGCGGCGCAGGTAACGCGATCTCCTTTTCGGAGCTACAGACCTACTATGGCGGGTCCAACCCTATAAGCCTGTCCGAATATTACCGTAACGGCACTCTTGTACCGGGCGATCAAGTGAGCGCGCAATCAAACACTGACGGCACCGGCAGTCAGACGATTGGGGAATTTGGTGTAGCTGTATCAAGTGCTTTCACAGGGACGCTTAACTCTTCTGTGATGTATGTGAATACTCAAGTAAGCGGCGGGGTTTCTTATACAATAACTGCGGATGATGCGGTTGTTAATTTGATTGGCGCTCATCCAAGTGGTGCGTCAGAAGAAAACCCAACTGGCACTTGGCGCGTAATGAGGAGTAGCAGTGCGATTATTGGGCCGACCACTTTGAGCGCAAGCGGGGGAGAAGGTGATTCCAGTTATTTTGGCAGCAGGGGATCAAGTCAATATCATGCCAACATAAAAGGTCCGGCATATCAATCTGGCGATGAAGGTACAGGATTAACCGGAAATCTTCTAAGCAGCACAGCAACACAAGCGGGGGATGTGGTAGAAACCACTTCACATACCTATGCAGCCCGTGTAAGCACAAGACGCAGGGATTCAGAGTTTGACGTAGACTTCACAAACAACGGTTCTGTAACCATTACTACAACTTCCGGCTCAACCGGCGGGGCGCAATCTTATACGGCAGGACAAACACGCAAAGTGAAAGATGATCAATCTACAGCAAACTATACGCTTGGGTATGACGCGGTTTTGGGTAATACCAATGTCCCAGCCAGTGGCACCATCAACATGAATGTATTTAATGCGCCGGGGACCGCGACACCGTAATGCCCTTAACAAAGTTACAATTCAGGCCCGGCATCAACCAAGAAGTCACCTCGTACTCTAACGAAGGTGGCTGGCGCGACTGCGACAAAATTCGGTTTCGGTTTGGGTATCCCGAAAAAATAGGCGGTTGGGAGAAACTTACCTCGTCCACCTACCTTGGGTCTGCACGAGCCTTGCACAACTGGATTGCGCTTGATGGATCGAACTATCTTGGCATCGGTACACACCTAAAATATTACATCGAAGAAGGCGGGGCGTTTAACGACATTACACCTCTGCGTGTAACTACTAGTGCGGGTGATGTAACTTTTGCAGCCACCAACGGCAGCACTACGATCACTGTCACGGATGCATCACACGGCGCTGTCGAAGGGGACTTTGTTACGTTTTCTGGCGCGGCATCTCTCGGCGGATTGATTACTGCCACAATCTTGAATGCAGAACATCAGATTGTCAGCATCATCAATGCCAATAGCTATACTATAACGGCAAGTGTGGCAGCTAATTCTAGCGATACAAACAATGGTGGTTCTAGCGTTGTCGGCGCATATCAAATCAATGTAGGTCTGGACTCAACGGTTGGCGGCACAGGTTGGGGCGCAGGTTTGTACGGTGGTGTAGCAGCAGGCGCTCTTGAAACCACAATCAACGAGGGCGGCACGTTCTCTGATTCCGACACTACGCTCACCGTGACTAGTGGCACAGGAATTGCCACTAATGATTTGATACTGATTGACAACGAGATATTGAAGGTCACTAACGTATCGACCAACGATTTGACCGTGACACGCGCACAGTCCGGCACAGAAGCGTCAACACATGCCAACGGTGCTACCGTGACTTTGATTGAGGGCAACGCCAGCGCCGATAACGATTATTTTGGCTGGGGGGATGCGGCATCGGGCGGTCTGACAACTACAACACAAATACGTCTGTGGTCGCACGACAACTTTGGTGAAGATCTGTTAATAAACGCCAGAGACAGCAGCATCTTTTACTGGGATCGCACAAATAATCTTAGTGGCAGAGCGGTAGAACTTTCCACGCTAACCGGCACTAAGACCAGTGTTCCTCAAGTTGCAAAACAGATTCTTGTGTCCGATCAGGACAGGCACGTAATCGCGTTTGGGTCTGACGGTCTTGGAGCCAGTGATTCTGCAAATCAAGGAGATGGTGTACAAGACCCACTACTGATTCGTTTTTCTAGTCAGGAAAACCCTATCGACTGGTATCCAACTGAAACGAACACCGCCGGAGACTTGCGACTTGGCGCCGGTTCCACTTTCATGCAGGCCGTCGAAACCAAACGTGAAATTCTTGTGTGGACAGACACAGCCCTGAACTCGATGCGGTTTACGGGGGAGCCGTTTACCTTTGGTCTAACACAACTAGCTTCCAACATTACGATCATGAGTCCGAATGCTGCGGTTGCAACGGAAGACATCGTGTTCTGGATGGGTATAGACAACTTCTATGTCTACGCTGGTCAGACGCAACAACTGCCTTGCTCCGTTAAAGACAAAGTGTTTCTAGACTTCAACCTAGAGCAGTCGGACAAAGTTGTTTCAGGCGTCAATTCCGAGTTCTCGGAAGTATTTTGGTTTTATCCATCATCCGGCAGTAGCGACAACGACAAGTATGTAGTTTACAACTACGGCGAGAAGGTGTGGTACTTTGGTTCTCTTGTGCGTACAGCGTGGATTGATCGCGGGATTCGAAAACTTCCGATGGCCGCAGGATCTTCCTACATATATAACCATGAAACCGGGTATGATGACGACGGTTCCGCAATGAACTCGTTCATAGAGTCGGCACCAATCGATATGGGGGATGGCGACAAGTTTACATATATTAGGCGCGTTATTCCTGACCTTACGTTTACGGGGTCAACCGCGCTTAGTAGCCCGCAAGCTACTTTTACCATCAAGGCTAGAAACTTTCCGGGGGCCAGCTTTGACAACACAGCGGCGGGCACAGCCGAGCGAACCGCAACTTCGCCGGTTGAGACGTTTACAAACCAGTTGCACCTTCGAGCGCGAGGTCGTTCATTTGCAATGCGCGTGGAATCAAGTGCAGCAGGTGCTAAATGGAAACTAGGTAGCCCGCGTGTTGATTTACGTGAAGACGGGAGGCGATAAATGGCATCCGTAGGAAACCCTGCGCCAAGACTGCCGGAGCCGCCCGTCGAGTACGATCAACGGTACATGGCTGATCTAACACGCGCGTTAGAGTTGTTTATCACGCAGGAGCGGAATGCTGGCGAGATGCGTGGCACAAAAATTACGCTGACTGAACTTCCGACCAGTGCGTCTGGACTAGAAGCCGGAGCACTGTATAATGACAGCGGTACTGTAAAGGTAGTGACCTAATGGGCCTGTTTAGAAACATAACAAAAAGTATCGGCAAGATTGCACCGATTGCGATTCCGGCAATGGTTGGTTTCGGTTTCGGTGGCGGGTCGTTTGGTAGCATCGGGGCTGGAATTGGGGGGCTGTTCAAAGATATGACTTTTGGGCAAAAACTCGCACTGGGCCTTGGTGGAATTGGTGGTCTCGGCGCAGTTTTAGGAAGCCAGGAAAAAGAAATAACTTTTGAACCACGCCCCGAGCCGGAAGGCAAAAACTTTGATTTTACATCCCGTCTTCAAGACGGCACTATCGTACAGTTAAACAATCCGGAAGATTTAAAACGGTACAGAGAAGAGATACAGGCACAGGTAGAACCGAACAAATATGTTGTGCCCGTTTCAGATATAAACCTTACTGGTGAAGAGGCTGGAATTGCATCCATGATGCACGGCGGGGAGGTCCACGGACCAGGGACTGGGACATCTGATTCTGTGCCCGCTCGATTATCCGACGGAGAGTTCGTAATGACAGCAGCGGCTGTTCGTGGGGCCGGCGGTGGAGATAGGGATATCGGCGCTGCTCGTATGTATGATATGATGTCGGAATTGGAGGCGCAGGCATAATGTCCACAGCAACACAGACGGTAACGACCAGACTGCCCGAGTTTCAAGAGCAATATCTTGCTGACCTTTTAGCCTCGGCGCCAAATCTTTTTAAACCTGTGTCAGAAGGCGGCATGGGTTTAACCATGCCATATGTAAAAAAGCAGCTTGCTGGCCTGTCCGAAGGACAGCAAATGGCCATTGCTTCTGCCCTTGGTGGTGTCGGTGCGTATCAGCCCTTCCTTGATCAGGCACAAGCCGCCGTTGGCGAAGCCGGGCAACTTATGTCGCCTGATGCATACAAGCAGTTTATGGATCCGTATCTGGATGATGTGGTTCAACGGGCACAGAGCGACATCGCGCTTCAAGGTCGCGGTCAGGAAAAACTTGCATCTGATGCTGCCGTCCGTCAGGGAGCTTTTGGCGGGTCTCGCGCGGCTGTTCTTCAAGGACAGATTGGCAAGAACACTTTGGAACAACAGGCACGGACTGGTGAGCGTCTTCGCAGCGCTGGATTTACGCAAGCCACACAAGCCGCGCAGCAGGCTGCAACGCAGAAATTGCAACAGGCGCAAGGACTTGCAGGTCTTGGTCAGCTTGGTCAGGCGTTAGGCACACAGGACATTAGCAATTTGCTAGGCATTGGTAGTCTACAACAGGGGCAGGCACAGCGGACCTTGGACACTGCACAAGCTAATGCGCTGGCACAGCAGCAGCTTCCTTTCCAACAACTGGGCTTTTTAGCTGACATCTTCCGGGGTGTCCCAGCACTTCAGCAGCAAACTTCGCAGCAGTATACGCCGCCGCCTAGTTTAAGTTCACAGCTTTTCGGTCTAGGGATCGCTGGTCTAGGCGCATATGGGGCGATGCAATGATTCGTAATCCGCTTGCTCGTCCATTATTTCGTCGGCCTAATCCACCGGGGGCTTCTCGGCAGGCTGCTGGTATTCTCGCTTCAAGCCCGGAACTGATGCAAACGGTCATGCGAAACCTTCAAGGCGGCAACAACCCTGCTCCAGGGTTTCAGCCTGCGGTGTTAACTTCGGGCACAAGTGTTGGTCCTGACATGTTTGGTGTTCAGCGCCGTCCGGTATCTGCACTGACAGCACCTCCTGTCGCCGAGCTTGGCTCTAATGCACTGCCGGAGCCTTCAGGGTTCAGCGCCTTCAGCCAAGAAGAAACTACGCTGCCCACTGGCATAGACGAGCGCACCTCTAAAAGTGCTCGACCAATCGTGGACTCGATGAACAGGCTGCGCACGGCTACGAATAACATACTCGAAGGAGTCCCGAGTCGGGACGACGAGATTTTGGCTGGTCAGTCCATCAACCAGATATATAGCGAAGCGGTTGACGCCACGAAAGAAGACATGCCCAAACTCAGCGACTACAACCTTGCTGATTTTGAAGACATGGCGTTGGAGTCTCTGGGGTATGATCAACGTCGCGGACCCAAGGAGGTCGCCGACGAAGACCGTAAGACATCTTTCTGGCTGTCTCTTATCAAAGCCGGCTTGGCCGTTGCCGCAGGCGAAAGTCCTGATGCACTGACGAACATTGCGCGCGGACTGTCCTTTGGGATAGAGTCCTTTGGTCGTGACTTGAAAGATATCAGTGCGGCAGAACGCGAAGAAAACCGTGCAGTTGCTGCGGCTAAGTTAGGACTGCTTCAAGATCAGCGGAGCGTTGATGTTGCAAACCGCGCGGCGAAGATTCAAGCGGCGCAACTGAAGGTCAATCTTGCGCAGAGCATCCGAGGCGAAGAGCTACAGATGGCCTTGAAAGAAGTAGACTTGGCTCTTGGCTACACATCAATGGAGAACAGCCTGTTCCAGTTTGTGGCGCAACAAGATGCCAACTGGGCTGAGATTGACTTCAACAAGGATAAGTTTGCACAGACATTGAAAGCCACACTGGCTGCGCAGACTCCAGAGTTCATCCGTGAGTTGGGCGCTGCGGGTTACGTTGTTGCGACAGGAGAAGAGGGCACGGTCGATTACTCTGATCCGAACAGCTACGAGTTAACCCCCGAAGGTACAGCCCTCTTCAATCAGTGGGTGGCGAATAAAGGTAGCACCAAGCTCACAAATCTTGTCAGAGCCGCAGACGCTGCGGCCGAGTCTTTGGTGGTAGGCTCTATTGATTTCTCTGCTGCGGGAGACAATGCAGCAGAGCTAGCGCGTAGGACACAGATTCAGATCGGTGTGGCTAATATGCCCACAGACCCGAAAGCTAGGGCCGCTATTGAAGCCCCAATCTTTAGGATCATGCCCGGTGTGAAGACAACCAGCCGCGCGCTCATAGAAAACATTCTGGAATCAGAAAATCTACAGGGCTTGGAGTTGTACGGTAACGTAACCGACAAAGACGGGAATACAAAGTTTGGCAGGATTGATCCGTCTAAGGTAGACTTTAGGGATCTTGAGAAATACGTAACAGAAATCAGAGTTGCAAAAGTTGATACAGGCGATGACGATGATCTAGCGACTCCCGCAGGCGATGATGGTGCAGATGACTAATGGCAAAGTGGAATTACAAAGGCGAGACCTTCGACCTTGACGATGGCCTGAGTGCGCAGGACGCCACTGCCCAGATTAAGCAGATCTTATCTGACCGCCAAGCCACCGCAGAGGCTTCGTCTATTAGCGGCACATCGGCTGACGAAACTTTTGGCACCCCAGTAAGTCTTTCAGGCGGTAAAGAAACCGAACGCGGTCTTCTGGGAGACGTTGGTGTTGGTTTTGTAATGGGTGTCGGAAAGGCACTGAAAAACACCAGCGAACTTGTTGGTATGTACTACGACCTAAAGTACAACACCACCGGCACTAGCATCCTCCCCAAAGAAGACAACGAGCTTCCGACAGAAGATCCATTCCCAATAGCTGGCGCGATGGTTAAAACCTTCGAGGATATTGGCGAAGGCATCGAAGACATCACGGGGATCGAGGGCGAAACAAAAACCATCCCCGGCAAAATCGCAGATGTTGCTGGACAATTTATAGCTCCGGGTCTTAAAGGAGCGGGCCTTGTGTCGAAGAGCACCAGGCTTGGCCGTCTTGATAGGATAACTCGCGCCAGAACTGGCACCTCTAGTCTTAGTAGGCGGCAAAAACTTCTTCTGACTTCACAGCAGGCTGCTGGAGCGACGGTCGTGGATTTTGTTGTGTCAGGCGACGACACAGAAGGTCTGCACGACTTTTTTGAGCTAGGGCCGGACACATCTCCGGAGCGCAAGGTCGGTGAAACGGCGGTCGAGCTTCTTGGCGCAAAGCTGCTAAACCGTACTTTGCTCGGAGCCGAAGCCGGGATCGCTACCGTTGTCCTACCGCCAGCACTTAGCGCG